TTTTTCCCTCACTTCATACATTTCATCCACTACATCTATTACAGCCTTAGTCGAAACTCTATGAGTGAGCAGTAATGTTTTATTTAAGTTGTTTCTGAAAGTTGAAAAATCAATTATTATTTCTTCATTTATTACATCAACACTATTTGATAAATCATTAAAGTTTGAGTCTAATTTTTTTTTTACAACCTTTGTTGCTTTTCCTCTTGCTTTTTTTAATGCTTCGGCTTGTTTCTCCCTTTGTTTCTTTTCTTTTTTTGCCACTTCGCCATTCAATATATCCGTTAAAGTGCTTGGCATTCCTTTTATCAATATTTCGTCCGCTCCGTTTATACTGTCTAAATTAAGCATTTTTCTTTTTTCGTTTACAGTATGAAATTCTGAAGCATTCAATGTATTTATCAGTTCAATCTTATTGTCTTTCAATACTTCTATTTTTGAAGTGTCAAAGTCAATCAGTTCATTATGCCCGAAATCTTTTTGAAATAATCTGTTTATACACGACTTTATTTGTTCAGCTGCAGGAATAATGTTCTCAGTATAGAGTGCTTTCTTTGCCTCCTGCATGTTGTTGTATTTGGCATTATCTTTTCCACCAATAAGCAAATCAGGAACATTCAGAACGTTTGAAGTGATATTTCTTATTTCCACTGTTGCTTCTATAAAGTCAAAATCTCGTGGAGTAAAGTCAAGATTATGTATTTTTGATTTCTCGTCAAATCCACTTAAAATAATCGGTTTCCCTATTCCATCCGCTCCACTGTTCTCGCTTATTCTGTCCTGTATTTTTTCTATTGTTTCTCCAGTCCCTAACTGGTCTAACAATATTAAAAATTGCCTTTTCCCACTGTTTTTCAGTATACTGTTATTCCATCTGCTTATTAAACAGTAATAGTCATGTAACAATGCAAGTGAAGTCACTCTATTTATTCCATTACCTTTTGAATAAAGATTTGGCATTTTCTTATAACAGAAGTTTTCAAGTTCTTTTCCTGAAATTTTCTTTCCATTTGATAAGTCAATGCTCTGTATCCCAAAAAGTATATTGTTATTATTGTAATTTATGGTATATTCAGCCGGACTGTATATCCACAAATCATATTTGTTGTAAAGTTTTATTTTTTGAATAAGGAATTCTCCAAAAATAGTCCAGTAAAGATAACAATAATATAAAAAGTCATCTGTATCCATCAAAGCGTTAGGATTAATCAAGCTCCTATAAACTATATTGTCCTTTTTTTCGTTTTTTCCTTCCATATTTTCTTCGTAAACACTCCAGTCTATTGAGTAAAATCCTTGCTGCATTCTTTCAAGTGCCGAGCTTATGAAAGGATTTTCAGGGATTTGATTCAACATTCTTTGTACATTGACAGTATAAGGAGAAATATTAAAAGCTTTCACATAATTCAACAAGTCATTAAAGTTTTTAATTGTTGTGCCTTGTTCCTTTTTTCTAAAAAATTTAAACATGTTCACCCCCTTATATCTTACTTTTGTATCTTGTTTTTAAATCTCTTGGTCTGTATCGTGAAAGAGCATAATCAAGTGCATCTTTAGTGTGAGCGTCGAAGTTAAACATTTTCTTCTTATCTCCCACTATTATTACTCCGTTCTCGTCCTTTTGAAATTTCAAGTTTTTTAGTTCTCTATATGTGTTCTCACACCGCTGTGCTATCACAATTCTGTTGAATGATTGCACTTTTCCAATCCTACCCAATGGATTTCCTACCATTTTATCTGCCTTTGCCATGAGTATTCCATTTGCTTTGAATTCTTGTATAGTTTTAGGCTCTGCATAATCCGCATATATTACAATACCCTCTTCAGCTATGTCATAAAGAAAATCTTCCTGTATTATTTGTGGATTTGTTAATCCTTTGTTGTAAAATTCATCGTAGATATAAAGAATATTGTTCTCGTAGTCTATTGCGGCTCTTACAACAGCGGTGTAAGAAACTTTAAATCCAAAGTCCATTCCCGCAACATGCCATTCAATCCCTAGTCTTGCCACCTGTTCGTCCACATATTCATTGCTTTCTTTTTCAATATTGTTATAAACAAACTCTCCATGATAACCAAATCTTCCTTGTTGTGCTATTGCTACTAAATAAGGATCCTTTTCCATATTTAATTCCGCAACCGCACTAGGTGGAAGAAACTTATTTTCTTTATAAGTTGAATGATTGATGTATATCCTTTGCACATATCCTGTTTCAGTATCTTCTATCTTTTTTATGAATTCCCTTTTTTCATATAATGTTTCTTCAGATACTCCTGCATATTCTGTCAGAAACCAGTAAGTCCAGTTTGAAGCACTGTCAGGCTCTGCCGGATTCGTACTTAAGTACATGTGCATTTTCACTCCCGGAGTTCTCAATCTATATCTAAGTTGTTTGAAATCGTTTCTGTTGCACTGATTAGCTTCTTCTATCCATATGTCAGTAATTCCTTTTATGGACTTCAATCTTCCTACTTCATCTAATCCCCTGAAAATAAATTTAGTCCCGGTCATTTTATTTTCTATTTCTAAACGACCAGTCCTTATATTAAAATAATTTTCTAATTCAAGTTCGGTTATAACATCAACTAAATCAGTAAATACGCTGTCTCTTATATCTCTATAAACTTTCCTTATTCCTAGTATTTTTCTTTTTCCCTTGAAACTATCTATAATAAGTCTAGTTGCCACATTGTAGCTTTTGCCACTTCCATAGCTTCCAATCAGCAAATATATGTCCGATTTATCTTCAGATATAAATCCCTTAAAATGTTCATTTATATCCAACTTAATTTCCATTTATTCTCCTAAAATAAAAAATTCCTGATGTGGGTATTTCTCTTTGAAATACTCAATCAATTTATTTTCTTCAAGTAAATAATTACGGTCTGTATCCTTGTAATCCACTCTTAATTCTTTTGAGCCGTCTTTAAAAACAAAGTTACGTGCTATCCTGAAATCTCCTTTTTTTATTCTGTCTTCTAAATCTTTTTTAGTTATTTTATTTTCTGTGTTAATTCCTTCAGATTGTTCCTCAACATTTGTTTCAACTTCTTCAGATTGCTCTTCTGACTTCTCAACTTCTGTGTTGATTTCTTCAACATTTGTTTCAACTAAATTTTCTTTTTTACCATTTTTTCCCATTTAACTACACCTCCACAATCTCTCTTGTTCTTCCTACTTTTCCAGCTCCTACCACATAACTGTCTGATTTAAATGCCGCAATAAAACTATCTCCTTTTTTCTTAATTACTCTGTACTGATATTTAACTCCTGATGTATCTTGTGTTTTTGTGTTATGTAAAAAATCAACTTTTTCTTCAAATTCTTCTTTTGAAATATCAAAATCATACAGAATATTATTTGTAGCTATTCCAAAAGTCTTAGTTTCATCCGAAATTGTTAATTCAAAATCTCTCACATATCTTGTTCCTTCTAAATGCTTTTCTACAAATTCATTTAAAAGCTTTTCAACCTTGTTGCTTTTCTTTTCCTCTACAACTGTTGTTGCTTCAGTCACATTTTCGTTATTCATTTTTTTTATCCTCCAGTTCTTCTATCTCTTTTTCTTTAAATTTAAATTCCACTTTTGTATCTTTCAGCTGTTCGCCTTCTATTTTCTTTTTCTCAAGATCCAGTTTCTCTTGTAACAGTTCCTCATTGACTAACTGTTGTTCAATTTCTAATATCTCATAAGGAGTTAGCATTTTCCCTGTTCTTATTATGTTGTTTACCATCTGATTGATAGAATTGAAAGCCTTGTTATATTCCTGTATTTTTTTTACATCTGTTTCTTCGCTCCCTATTTCCTTTATAGACCTCACGATTAGATTTCTTTTAGCCTTCTCGGTATTCTCTAATATCGTTTCTAAGTCCGGGTAAACACTCTCAGATATTCTTTCCAAATACTTCTCTGTTTTTTCAATCCTAGCTTGTCTTATGCTTTGCCTTTTCCTATAATAAGTTCTTTCGCTTATGCCGTTTTTAGCCATTACTTCTTTTTTTGAGATATTGTTCATTATGTCACTTTTTATTTGTGCATCTTTTTCTTGGGTAACCAGTTCTCTTTGGTTACTTTTTTTTGTTCGGTTATTTTTGGTTACCTTGTTATGTTTTTTTTTAATCCAGTTACCCTGAGAACTCCATTTTTTTATACTGCTAATATTTATTCCGTATTTCCTAGACAGTATGCTCATACTTGTTCCGTTCTCGTACTCGTTTTTTATAAGTAGCTTTAAATCTTCCTTACTCATAAAATCACTCCCTCAGCTGAGGGAAATTATCGTGTATCAATTCTATTATCTCTCTCTTGCTGATATTTGGAGTTGAAACTGATACTTTAGTCCTGTCTTTTAAGAATTTTTCTATTACCGGCTTTATATTAACTTTCTCCTGTAATATTATTTTTATTTCTTTCGCCCGGACTTTTTTATCTGTTTCCTTTAAAACTCTGATTGTTCCGTAACCAATAAATCTAATATCAGATTTTATATCCAACCAGTCTTTTTCCTCTTTTTTTGTTGTATTTTTGCTTTTTGAGAATGTTAATATTTCCACATTTTTTATTCTCTTATCCTGTAGCTTGCTTTTTCTTTTCCTATATATATTGAAACAACATTTTAATTTAACTCCGCTGTATTTTAGTTCAGGGAGCATATAACTCTTATAAAGTTCTATGTCCTCAAACTTATCTCTTTTATACATGTCTCCTGGTAACACGAATGCAACATACTCTGAATGTTCCATGCTCTTTTTTATGAATTCGGTATGCAAAGTTCCATTTTCTCCAAAAGGTGGATTGCCTATCACTAAGCTTTTTTTCATATAAGGTATATTTTGAATCAGGTAGTCCGCTTTTTTAATTCTCGGATCATGTGGCTCAATATCGAATGCCAAAGTTTCTTCCGGAAGATAATTTAAAAAAGCTCCTGCTCCTGCACTTGGTTCTATAATCCTTGAAAAATATTTTATAGGTCTTACATCTCTTTCAATAACTTCTATAACCTTTTTTACAGCTGCTTCAGGAGTGTAATATTTATCATTATGTATCTTCGCCATCTTCCATTACCTCCTTGAATTCACTCTTCAATGCTATGTGACCACAATGCGGGCAAATCAATTTATGCCTTGTCCTTTCATTTTCCGTTTCTTCCTCTTCGATTTCCAGAACTTCTTCGGCATCTACTTCCATTATTTCTTCAAGTTCTATGTTTTCAAATCCTAATACAGATAAATCAAAATTTGATTCTTCTAATTTGCTTAATTCCATTCTCAATTTTTCTGTATCAAAATCAGTATTCATAGTTAATTTGTTATGTGCTATCGCATATGCCTTTTTTTGTTCTTCTGTTAAATCGTTTATTCTCAATATTTCAACTTCTTCATAATCTAGCCGTTTTAAAGCTAAGTATCTTCCATGTCCTTCAATAATCACATCATTTTCATCTAATGCTATCGGATCTTTATATCCAAATGCACTGATTGATTTTATAATTTCTTCAACTTGCCATTCAGGATGTTCTTTTGTATTGTTATCATACATTTTTATCTTATCTATACTAATTTTTTCTAGTTTCATATTCCCTCACTTTCTTTTTTAACTTTCCCACCAACCCAACCGCTCCTTGTTAATCAATGAGCTCATATATATAAAAATCAGAAGGAGGCTAAATAAAAAAGCCGACCTATAAATAGACCTTTCCTAGTCTAAATATAAATCGGCTCATTAAGTACTATAACTATTGCCTTTTATTCAATTCTTTCTAATTCAAAAAACTTTCTTTTATATTTACAGTCCTTGTAAATTATGGTAGCTTTAATCTCGCCTTTCTGTTTTTTGAGTTTTAATAATTCTCTTATGTAATAATACAAATTTTTGTCATTTTCTATTTCTTTTATTTGCTCTTTAGTAAGCATTCTATCGCTCCTTTATTATACCATATTTCCTCTGTTTTTCAAAACTTTTTATCGTAAATTTTCTCTTATAAAGTCATCTAAAAGTAAAGCAAAAAAACTAAAACTGTAAAGCGAATAATACGTTATTTCTCCCCATTCAATTTTATGACTGTTCCATCTGCCAGTTCTTTTATATGATTTTATTTTTGCTATTGTTCTTCCTGTTGTTAAAATTGCAAAAACTATTGCAAATCCTAATAAATATGCTTTTAAAAATTTCATTTTTATTCCTCCTATCATTACTTTAAAAATAAATAAATTCCTATTACTGTTGTTAAATATATACACATTATGAACAAATCAAAGAAAGCACCCTTAAAATATTTTCTTTCTTCGGCTTTACTCACTTGATTAAAAACTGTACTTAAAATTATTATTGTCACAATTATTTTTGATATCATTTTATTTCTCCTCATAAATTTCTAAAGTCCCATGGATTTCATCATCTTCTATTACAAAAGTTCTATCATTCATTGTTTTGTAATAAAATAATGTAATCCCATTTCCTTTTCCTTTTATTTTTTCAAGCCCTAATAATTCACACATATCCATCAATAAGCATTTTTCTAATAAATTATTGTCCCAGACTTCTAAAAATATTTTTTCATATTTCTTTTTTTCTTCTTCGGTCATTTTCTTTTCTCCCTTCTTATCAGTCCATCATAATATCCTTCTTTTAAACGTTTCCTGAACAGCTTAAAGTGATTTGGATAAATATCCAGTAACTCGTATACAAGTTGAGGGTTGAGCCATACACCACCTACAATATATTTTTCCTGAAATTTCTCTTTTCCTATCGCATGTTTTATCATGTGATGTTCTCGGCACAATGTTATGAATGGATTTTTTAATCCATCATCATTTTCATAAGTCCCGGCACTACTCGAGATTGTGTTCCAATGCTCTAAATCAACTATATCTCCATTGTGAAAATCATGGACTTTTCCACATACTGCACATCTTCTAGCCCTCAGGCATGCTATTACAAATCTGCCAATCTCAGGTATCCATGTTGCTGGATTGCCTGTTTCCTCCCTGAAGCCTACATTTTCTCTCACAGCCAACTCACATAGCCACTGAATGAATTCCCTTGCAACATCTTTGCTCGCTCCGTCTCTTTTTGTTTCAGATATGCTGAAATATTCAAGATCATGTAATCTGCAAAATTCAGTCTGGAGCTGTTCTCTCCACTGCTCCTTGTCTCCACCATTGCAATAAGCAAAATCATCTAAAATACACCATATTTTTTTTCTCTGCTCTGTAGTCAATCTTTTATCAACAATAACAGTTGCAATTGTATTTTCTATGAAATCCTCAAGCTTTTTAGTATGTTTCTCTTTTACAGTCTGTGTAGAAGTAAGAAAATACCTTGTCTCTCCTGTATCCATATTTATTTCAAATGTCCCTTTCAGTATATCTTCCAACTCCTACACCTCCATTTTTTAATATGTTTCTTTTAAAAATTTTTATTTCCTTTTGCTCTTTCAATTTTCATAAATAATCCTTTTTTTTGCAGCAGTGAGCCTATTTCGAGATTAATTCCTTTTTTCTCCAAAAACAGCTCTATATCTCTTCTTGTGTTTCTTATTGTTGAAAGTGGACAATCTTTTTCTTTGTATTCAGCTAAAGACATTGTAATTGCACTTATATTATTTTCCCTATCCAAATAGTATTTTAAAACTGTATCAGGCTTTTGGATTTCCAAAAATATTTCAGGATGTTTAGCACAAATTTCAGCTACTTTCCTAGTTTTACCTCTTGTCTTCGCCATAAATCTGTTTATTTCGTTTGTTATTTTCTCTAAAATCATGTTTTTATCCAAGTTTTCCATTTCCCCTCCTAATTAAATAAATCTTCTATTCCGTATCTGTACCTAGTTCTTGATTTTTTCTGCCATAACTGTTTTCCAAGTTGTCTAGCTTCTGTAATATCTATTGATTTTTTACTTGTAAATTTATAAAACTCGTCGAAATTGTGAATATCTATCGCATAAGTCTCATTTAATTCCCTGAAGTTTAAAACCATATAAGCTTTCACATTGTTTTTTCTTGCTTCAAGTCTCAGATTATATAAAAAAGTCATCTGATCATCTACAGTACTTTTTATGTTTGAAAAGTTCATTGACTTTCCCAGAAAACTTTTCAACTCAACAAGGACAAGTTGCCCGTCCTTGAAGAGTATGAAGTCACACAAATTTTTATTTTTTAGTCTTATCATTTTTCCATCTGCTCCTGTACTTGTGGAGCCATCTTTTAATCTATGTAAAAATATCTCTTCCCTGTTTACACTGTTTGAGAAATCCTCTTCAAACTTTTTTCCCGGATTAGTTGCCATTAACTTACAACCTCCGCTTCCTGAATATTTTCTGATGTTGAAAGAGTTGCTCCATATATTCTGTCTTTACCTTTTTTGACTACAGTTATCTTCCCTTCAGTAATCATTTTTTCTATGATTTCCGTACACTCTTTAGCTTTAATGTTAGTATTTAGTTGAATGTCTCGTGCTTGATAGTAGTAAGGTGACTTATTTTTTATAAATTCGTATATTTTCTGTTCTTTTTTTAATTTCTCCTTTTCTGATTTTGTCATATTTCCTGTTTTTTGCTCTTCTTTTTCTTCAGTTGAGTTTTTATCCTCTACTTCTTTTTCTTTCGAATTTTCAGGCTGTTCTGTTCCCCTGTTAGCCTTATATTCAATCTTATAAACTCCATATTCCCCTTTTTCTATTCGGTCCACTGTCCTATTTATTTTAAATTTAACCATTCTAATGATTTTTTCAATCATTTCAGTTTTAAATACACTGGAATTGTCGATCATGCCTCTAATCATATTCTTAACCATTTTTACTTTATTGATTTGAAGGGCAATTACAAAACAGTCTGCAATCTCTTCTATCAAGTTTTCATCTTTTTTGTAAAAAGATTTTCTATAATTTCTATATGCAACCTGTAATTCTTCAACTTCTTCATATAACTTGAGTAAATGTTGTTCTGTTCCAAAGAATTTTTTGATTTTAAATAACTTTTCTCTGTCTTCACCATTCAATAACAATTCTTTTACTTTTCCACCAAACAGTTTTGAAGAATTTACAGATTTTATGATTTCATTTGACATCTTTTCAATTTCTTCAACACTTTCAACTGTTTTTACAGCAAGCATGTCATTCATTTTTGTTGTGAACTCCTGTTCTGTAACATTTTCTCTTTGTTGATCTGTTAAAAAGCTGTTGTAAATTATTGATGAAATTTTATCATTCGCAAATTCAACGCTTAATTTTAAATCTGCACGTTTAAATGCAAACTGTACCTTCTTTTCTTCTAAATTTTGTTTTATTAATCTAGCTTCTCCCAAATTATATGTATCTACGCAAGATTTAACCATATAATCAATAATATTGTGATTTACTAACATGTTTCCTTCCTCCTAATTTTTATTTAAAATATTTATTTTTTTCTATTTTTCTGAATTCATTCTCGCTTAATTTCTCGCTCCATTGATTTATTCCACCAATTGCTCCTCCGTGCATTCTTCTGAAATTAGACAATCTTTTTTCATCTGTTGTTATTATCCTGTTTTTATATCCGTTCAAATCTATGATTTCACAGTAAAATACTTGTATTTTTTTCATTTGACACCTCAAACATGCTCATTTGTTCCGCTATTATTGATTGTTTTTTCTCGTGTTTTTCAAGAAACAACTTTCTGAATATTGCTTCCAGTACTGTTACTACAATACTGTTACCGGCTTTTTTGTATAACTGTGCATCAGAAATACCGGCTGACTTTGTCGCATAGAAATCATTATCACTAAATCCCATCAAACGCCAAACTTCCAAAGGAGTCAGTTTCCTTATTTTTTCTCCTGTTTTGATAAAATTATCGGTTACCCTGTACCCTGCTCTTGTTGTTATTGCAAATGCCGTGTCACAGTCTTCTAATTTTCGTGGATTAAATCTTTCACCTCTAACAAATCCGTTTCTATTTGTCATGTCTGACATGCACTTTATGAATTTTTCTGTCAAATAATATTTTTCCGGAACATTTTCTTCCAGCAAATTTTTCATTTTCAACTTTAATTCCTGTTTTTTAGGAAAAACATAATGAATATTTTCAAGACTGCTAACAACAAAAACTCTTTCACGGTTTTGAGGTATTCCATAATCTTTGGCATTTAATACTTCCCAGTTACTGTAGTAACCTAAGGAATTTAGAAAACTTAACCAACGCTCAAAATCTTTTATAAATTTCTTTCCAACTAAATTTTTGACATTTTCCAGTAGCAAGTACTTTGGCAACGTTCCGTTCTCTTTTGCTTTCAGAAGCAATCTTTCAACTTCCAGCAGAAGTCCGCTTCTCGTGCCTTTGCCTATCCCTTTCTGTTTCCCCGCTACACTTAAATCTTGGCAAGGAAAAGAGTATGTAAGTAAGTCACAATAAGGCAACTCCTCAATTTTTGAAATATCTCCAAAGTTGTGTACTTCTCCGTGTATTGCTTCATAGCTTTTAATAGCGAACTTGTCTATCTCGCTTATTCCCACAACTTCATAGTCTAATCTTAAGTTTCTTAATGCCATTGCTTGACTTCCTACTCCTGCAAAAAGTTCTATTATTTTGATTTTTTGCATTTCTTTATCCTTTTGAATTTTTCAATAATCTCAATATTTTTATTTATCTGTTTCAATAACTTTTTATCCTCTTTTTGCAACTCTTCTCTTCTCAGGTTCATTGCCTTATTTTCAAGCTCTGCCCTTTTAACATCCTGTTCTGTTATTATCTTCATTCGAATATCTCCTTTTTAATTTTTTCCTTGATTGTTTTTCTTTTGCTTTCCCAGTCAAATTTTAAGCTTCTGCAATTTTCAGTCATTCTGTCAAATACATCATCACTCCCTTTTATGCTTAGATATTCTGACATCTGCGGAATATCCAAAGTTGTTGATATTATTAAGCACTTCTCCGCTTCGTACAGCTTGTTGAATATGTAGAAAAGCTTCTCTTTACCCCAACTTTCGCTCAGATATTCCTTTCCTAAGTCATCTAAAATTACAAGATCAGCATTTAGCAAATCATTAATAATTCCCTGTTCCGTTGTATTTTTATCCTGAAAAGAGCCTTTTATCTTATTATTTATTTCCATCAAGCTTGTACGATAAACCTTGTATTTACTTGATAATTCATTAAAAATACACAGACTGTAGAATGTTTTTCCAGTTCCTCTTTTTCCATAGAAATATAATCCTATTCCATGTTTTAGAGCTTTTTCAAAATTTGTACAATATTTTTCAAGCTTAGATTTTATTTCCAGTTCCTTTTTACTTTTAACAACCGTTTTTTCAAATGTACAGTCTGAAATTTTCTTAGGTAATGTTGAAATATCTTTGTAGTGATTTATCAGTCCTTTATTTTTTTGATTTTCAAATACATTGAAGTTATTCCCATTTTTTCCCTCCTCAATATAAAAATCTTTCCAGTTCCTCATTATTGCTTTTTCCAATATTTTTAATGCCTTTTTTTCATTTCCTTTTGATAATTCATACAGTCTTTTTTGATACAAGTCTATTTCTAAAATTCCTAAGTCGTTACCTTCGTTTTTCCTTTCGAGTTTTCTTTGCTGAACAAAGTAGTCAAATTTTTCTTTGAACTCGCTGCTCTTAAATAAATATATAATATTATTATTTAATATTAATCTTGTATTATTATCCTCAACTTTTTCATTGATAGGGTCACAATCTTTTTGTTGATAGGTATCAACTTTTTCATTGATAGGGGTATCAATCTTTTCGTTGATAGGTATAACATTTTTTTGGTTAATATAAATCCTTCTTTCCATAATTTCCTTAGTTCCTTTTTTATAAATCAGAACCGTTTTTATATAGCCTTGCTTTTCAAGATTGCTTATCCAAGTACCGACAGTGTTTTTATGAACTTCGTAGAGTTCGGCAAAATACGAATTTGTTGCAAAGCAGTAACCTTTTGAATTAGTTAATGCTGTTATTTCTGTATATAGTATCTTTTCCATCGGTTTTAAATTTTTATCATACCTGACATCTGCAGGCATTATTCCATAAAAATTTGGTTTTTCCATCTTTACACCTCATTTTTTTTCTGATATAATTAATACATAAATTAAATTATAAAACCCTATATGAATCGGACTTTTGTCCGATTTTTTTATTACCAAATCACCACCTTTTTTAATTATCAAATTTTAAAAATCATTTTAAAGAAATTGGCGGACAGTATCGGACTCGAACCGATAAAGCGTGTAAACGCTCACAGTTTAGCAAACTGCTGCCTTACCATTAGGCTAACTGTCCAAAAACAACTGGCACTAGGAAAAAATCACAAATGGAAGAAAGATAAACAATATAAATTATTAGGAGTCTGTGCCAGGAAGTTTTAACGAGTTACTTCTCTCGCAGTTTTTCATTTGACTTCTGCTGTATAGTTAGTTCGTATCCTAAGTCATTAAGTAGTTTTTCAACAAAATTCAAATTTGAGCTTCCTCCTGAGATAGCTCTATTGTAAGAATTACTATAACTTTTTTTATTTCTTCCAGTTTCTTTACAAAAATTATTTACAAACCTGTATTTATTTCTTATTATTTTATCAATTTGTATAAAAATTTCTTTTGTATCCAACTTTTCCTCCTTGCTTTCACTTTTTTGTGAATAAATTAAATAAAAAAAATATTTCAATTATAATGTACACTAAAAAGTGGAAAAAGTCAATAGTATTTTAGAAATAAAAAAGAAGCTTTTAAAAGCTCCTTCTTTATACTTCTATCTCAAGCTACATGATAACTTCCCTAATTCTCCCGTACGGATGTCTTGTGTAATGCTACAAATTTCTCTTACTGTTCCGTTAAAAGAATTTTTTGCACTAAATTCTTGAATTATTGTTATTGTCTTATTATCTCCTGTTTCTCCAGTACTTGTCCCGATTTCTTTGTAACTAGCTGGATCTTTTAAATAAGTTTTTTTCAAAACTTTTTCCATTGTTTTCTTTGCTTCTTTCGTTAAAGCTGCAACTTTAATTTCCGTATATTTTTTGATTGCTTCTTCCCTTTTATTTTCTATTTTTTTAAGATTTTCTATATATTTTTTATTAAGGGCATCTGTTTTAAATAAATTTCTTTCCAGAATACCATTTTTTAATTTTTGATAATCTTCATCTGTTAAACTTCCTAACTCATAAAGATAATCTGCTCTGTTAAATAATATAAATTCCGTTTTCAATTCCTTAACTTCTTGAACATCTACTGTTTTTAACAACTCTTGCACTTTGTCCGTGTTTCCGTTTTTTAAATTAACATCAATCTCTTTTAATACATTCTCTATTCTCTTTTTTTCTAAAATAGCATCTTCCTCTGCTTTCTTTTTGCTTAAATTTGAACTTATAATACCGTAACAAAATAATAAAACACATGCAACTGTAACACCAATTTTAACTCCTTTATTCCAATTTGTTTTTTTCCAAACTAAATAAGGAATTGTAATATAGAAAAATAAAATACAAAGTACAACCCCCCACCAAGTTTTGTACCATTCCTGTTTCATAAAATCACTCCTTTTATATATTGCATTTTTTTAATATTGAAATTGCTTAATTATCATTCCTATTGTTCCCACAACTCTCACCGCTTCTAGTTCTCTAGGCTCAACAACTATATCAGCATAAGCTGTATTATACGACTTCAATCTCAATACTCCGGTTCCTTCTTCAAATTCAACTTTTTTCAAAAATCTTTCTTCAGCTATATCAACTACAGCTTCTTTATTATTCATTTCTCTTATGTCAATAAAATCAGATGTTCTAACTAAAATCAAATCTCCATTACTATATTTTGGCTCCATGCTATCGCCATTAACTTTAGTAACGAAGTCTTCTTTTTTTGGATTTCCAAAAATTTTTGGAATTTTTATTTCTTCAATTTTATCTTCCATATAATTAATTTGCCCACTTCCTGCACTTGCCATTCCATATAAGGGTAGTACAACGTAATCAATTTTTTGTTCACCTTTTAAATTTGATGTAGCAGTTTTTTTAGTTGCACTAGTTAAATTTTCTTTGATACTTTCAGGCAGCAATAATAACTCTTGTTCAGTATACGCAATTTCCAAATCTTTCTTGTACAGCGGAAATGCTTTTATTAATTTTTCATACATATTTTTACTTACTTTTTTCTTATCTTTTTCAATATCATTTATTAACCCCTTAGAAACTTTTAACTTATCTCCTATTTCCTCAAATGTGTAATTATTTTCTTTTCTAATTTTTAAAATTACATCTCCAATTTTCATTTTCATCACCTTTTTTTATAGT